CTCTATCTATCTGGATTCCTGCTATTGCACTTCCAGAAACACCTGCGCCTGTTTCACCTTTATTAATGGTTATAACTTTATCTTCAACGTCTAAAGTTGCTGTACTCAAAGTTGTTGTATCACCTTGAACAACTAAATCACCCGAAACAGTTAAATGTCCTGGTGTTATTAAATCGCCTGCAAGTTTTGCTGTAGTAACACTACCGTCTTCTGGACTTTTAATTTCAAGAGGATGAGATAAATGTAAGGCATTTATTACTGCATTTGTTCCTGGTTCATTACTATTAGTAAATAATAAATTACCAGTTGCTGTTAATGCATAGTGAGTAGTTGGATGTTTAATAACACCGTCAACATAAACTAATATTTCTCGTACAGATAACGGTTTAGGAAGAGATAATGTAAACGGACCTGTTGTTGCATCCCCTGTAAACACATCTAATGTAAACGGTGCTTGGTTTCTTGTTAAATTATAACCTAAATATGACACTACTTAACTCCTACTACAATTTCTATAACACCAAAATATCCAGTGTCTTTACTTTCTAATGCTCTGCCTATTACTGCTCGATCACTTGAAGGATTAACACGAGCAGATTCTGCCTGGGCATGTCCGGGTTCTTCCGCACTAACTAATCTATCCCCTTTATGTATTTTACCAACTACTTTGCATTTAATTCTACCCGCCAATGCTACAAAAGGGTGTGTTCTATCATTTCCTGCACCAGTATTCATTTCAAATGCTGGTGTCGCCGATATAACACCAAATACATTCTTATCGTTTGGTGTTATTGTTTGCGTAATTTCTTTTTCTCCACCTAACGAAACTACAGTACCTAAATCATATATCGAATCTGCTTCATATCTCTCTGCTAAATCTGCGTATATTGATTTAGTTGTTAAATTTCCTTCAGTTGACTTTAATAAGTCATCCGGTACTGTTAAGTAACATAAAACATACTGATATCCAGGGGGTGATGCCATTATTATATCCTATTAATGTAGATCAACCCACGCACCGTTGGCTCTACCTTGAAATTTATTGGTAGACGTATTATAAATAACCATTCCATCAACATTTGTACCAATAGTACCTCGCTGGGTAGTAGTTAACCGAGGTAAAACCATTCCGCCTGTTATTGTTGTTGCAGTAATACTACCACTGGTTGCAGAAATTTCAACTCCGGTATTACTTGATAACGTTGGTGTACCTGCCGCAGTCGTTGCAAATGATCCTGCTGTTACAACATCAGTTGTTTTATTATATGTAAATCCTGCATCGCCACCAAATGTTGATCCACCATCATTAAACTGAACTTGTGTATCTACTCCTCCTGGTGACCCACTACCTGCCGCTGAATTAACCCAAGCACTACCATTATATGTTAAAACTTCAGTATTTGCTGGACCTGTAATAGTTGTATCAGTTAATGCCGCCAATGTTGACGACCCGCCGCCTGATATAGTTGTAAAACTTAAAGTACCACTACCATTAGTAACAAGAGCATCACCATTTGATCCATCTGCTACCGGTAATGTATATGTTAAACTTGTACCTACTGTTCCTGTTTTTAATCCAATATAATTAGACCCGTCGTCGGTATCTTCAAAAATTCGTAATTCGCCTGGTCGAGTTGCATTACCTGCTATATGTACCATCCCAGTACCATGCGGATCTAATACAACATTACCATTTGTTGCCGAAGTAATTGAATTACTATTTACATCTAAGTTACCGCCAAGTTGTGGTGTTGCATCGCCACTTAATTCCGTTGCCGCAGTTATTTTTATAGCATGGTTTGCTACATTAGATCCTATAGTTACATTAGTTCCGCCAACTAAAAGCACGGCTTGTGTTGGGCTTGCTGATGTAATATCTGCTGGATTAGCAACCTCATCCCAAGAATATCCCGGGTCAGTGTTTGTCGGTGATATTGTTTGGTAAGTAGAGCCAAGACTTGACCACGAAAGGGCACTTCCTGAAGTAGTTAAAACTTGACTTGCAGTTCCATAATCGGTTGGAGTGTCAGTTAAATTTTTAAAAATTACTTCTGATCCTCCTGCTGTACTTCCGTCATGTACAACTAACGATTTATTTTCTGTATTAACGGTTACTTCGCCCGCGGCTCCGGTAAACGTACTATGTTCGTTTGAAGTACCGCGTCGAAATTGAACTCTAATTGCCATTTAAATTTCTCCTTATATAGAACCAAAATCATCTGATTCGGCAATATTACTATCTGTTATAGCTCCTGCATCATTGCCCGATGTGTGTATCAACGAATTCGATGTGCTTGAATCTGTTACTAATCCTCTATCTTCTGAGGTAGTTACGACAGTTGCAGAAGTTGCTATTGTTAGTCTAGCGGTAACAAAAAAACTTGCTTCTTCACCAGTAGGAACTTTTGCTTCTATTTTTAAACTATCGTTTGTATCATCTGCTGTTATCTGTATATCATAACCAGTATCAGCATATATTGCTGTTTTTGAAACTGTACCATTTAATGCTGTAGTACCAGCATCATTGCTTAACATTGCTGTTGCTTCCCAACCACCATACTTATATGTAGAAGAACCAGTACGTCTTGCTGATGCCATGATGCGAACTGTTACTGTACTATTTTCGGGTATAGATATTCTAGTATTTGTAATTCCACCAACAAATATTTCTGTAAATGTATTAGTAGTAACGGCTCCTAACAACCAATATTCTTTAGTATTTCCTTCTATGATTGTAGTTGATCCTTCGCCTTTTGTTAATATACCTGCTGTTATTTTTTTATAAGAACTACCATCATGTAATAATACTACATCAGAATTAGTAACACTTGTAACTTCTGTATTTCCTGTTACAAAACTATCTTGGATAGTTACAGCACCAGTTGATGACATATCAACATCACCTGATATATCTACAAATTCGATTGCATTGGTTAAAGAATTTACTTTTATTATATAATTAGAATTATTAGCATATGAATTAGGGGTGTCTGATAGACCTAAAAATGCACTAACTCCGCCTCCACTACCCCCGCCAGTACTAGTAAATGTTATAGTATCATTACTTGTGTCGGTGGTAATAGCCATACCTGCGCCAGCATGTAATGTTAATGTATCATTTATAATATCAGCAGTAAGAGAAGATTGATTTGCAATACCTGTTATTGCAATATTTCTCCAAGTAAGTTGTGTTGAACTTCCGGCTCCGGTGCTAGTTATTAAAATTGTATCAGCATATGTGTTGCCATCATCTATTGAAATCCCTGTTCCTGCTTTTAGTTTTTTAAATTCTAAATCGTTTAAATTTTTTGTTTTAAAAACACCGATACCTGTAGCATCTCCAACATTTGAACCAGTACCTGCTAGACCTGATGGTGGAACCTTGGATCTATATACCACCAATGCTTTTTCACCAGAGTTTAATGCTGTAGTAAATGATATATTTGGAATATTAGCATCTATAGTAAAATCGGTTGTTGGTACTTGGGTAACACCATCAATCGAAACATCAATACTGTTTACTCCAGTTGGTGTTGAGTCAAGGGTATAAACAAATGCTCCTGATCCTGTTATTGTTTGGGCAGAATATTCAGGTATACTATAAACATCAGCCCATGCTACTCTTGTTTGTATATCACCAGGACCTAAATAAGACATTACGATAATTCCAGAATACTTGCTGTGATTTCACAATCAGTTGTTGATGCTTGAACAAACAATTTATCACCTGTTTCTAAGTTAACAGGTTTATCCATTGATAATGTTGTGTTTGGTGGTATTGGTACCGCATTTAATATTTTTGTTTCGGCATTTGAATTACTGCTATCTACTAACTTTAATGTAATATTTACATTAGATGAAGCATGTGTATTTGCCATAAAAAGACCATGTATAACCGCCGAAGTGCTACCTGGTGCTGTATACAATGTTTGGTCTGTATTAGCAGTTCCGATTGTTGCTGTTTTATTTTTAAAACTACTTGCCATTTTATCCTCCTAAAGCAATAGCAAATGCTATTGCATCTCCTTCTGTTACACCTGCTATATCAGTTCCAGGTACCCAATTACTTCCATCATATTTTAAAACTTGATCTACTGTTGGTGATGCGGCACTTACATCAGTCATATCATTTAAACTTATTGTTGCTGTTGTCCATCCTGGTGTGCCTGACGAATCGTATTTAAAAAAATCATTGTTTGTCGGAGTTACATTTTTAACATCACTAAGTTTTTTTATTGAAGTACCACTTAAATCAAACCCACCTATTGTTCCACTATAATTTTCCGATGTGTTTGTTGCATCAGTAAAAAAAGAAAATAAGCCTGTATCAAAATCTTGTCCAAAAAATCCAATTTTAGCAGTTCCGTCGTTGTATTTAAATTCAATTCCTCTATCTTTATTTTGGGTAACAGTATTTTGACCTATAGCAAATACTGGATCTGCAATTGTTAAAATAGTAGAATTTATAACAGTACTTGTTCCGTGAACTGTTAAATCTTTAACAGCAAAATCTATAGACGATGTTCCACCCATTGGATGGTACCAAGTATCTCCGTCTGTTTTCGTAACATATTCTGATGTATTATTAAAAGAAATAACACCTGTGCTATTGTTATAACTTATATCTCCTGTACCCGAAATAGATGTTCTTGCTCGTACAGTTGTAAAATATAAATTAGTAGTTCCTTCAGTTAAATCATCTGTATCTTTTGTATCAAACCATGCATTGGCTTGGATGGCAGTAAAATATTTGTTAGTTGTACCTTCTGGTACATCGTCGGTAGTTATTGCAGTCGCTTCCCATTTTGTTCCGTTATGTTTTATAAAATAACCTGAACTAGGTGCTTCAGATACTTGTATAACTTGAGACCATCCGCTGTTAAGGAAAATTTCTGGATAAAATTCTCCAGAGGTCTCAGTATTAACTCGAAAAGCTCCTTCTTTTGCCGCTGGATACCGTTGAGCAGTAGTACCTTTTGGTAAAACTAATGATCCTGTGGTATCGATATCTAACGTTGTTGTTGATGGTACTAACGAATTTTTTTGGTGGTCAATATTTACTGACATTCCAGACTCCTATTAATTAATATTTATCTAAAGAATAAATGTGCAAGGAATAAAGAAGAAGAAAAAAGGAGCCAAAAATTAATCTGACTCCTTCTTTCGTAAAAATAAACTTTCTTTTTAAATGAAAGTTAGGTTTGAAACTGCTATCTTTTCAAGATAGTCGGCTGCGTTACCCAAGGATGATGCTTGGTTAGTAAGCTCAACGTAACCATATCGTGTCATAAATGAAACGACTGGTTCGAATGAACTAGGATCAAGCACGACCCCGGAACTCATCAGCGGAACGTATGGGCAATAAAAAGATGCGGCATCCATTTCGCCTGGTCCTTTATAACCTACAAGAATATTGTCATCCGCGGCATATTGATTAACATATACACGAACTGAGCTATTCAATGTACCAACAAATTTTGTATTAGTTGGTGCTTCAAATGTGCCTTCTGTTGTTCTTGCAAAAGCTGAAGTTGTTGCACTTTGTAGTACTGTAAGAGCACTCGGTGAAATAACTATCCAGTTTCCTGCGCCACGCCTTGTTCTGGCTGCGATCAAGTTCGCGGCTTGGTTAATAAGAATTGCAACTACTGCATGTTCGTCACCAACATAGTGAGGCGTACCTGTAAAGGTTCCACTTTGATTGAAAGCAAGACCAGCACCAGTACCAGCTAAACTAAACAAAGAAGTAATAACTTCTTGGTCAATTTCAGCGGTAATTTCTTGTGCTAAAGCGGCCATAACTTCTGCTTCAACGTCTATACCATGTTGTGAACTCGAATCTTGTGCGGCTTCAAATGTCCAACGTGCGGAAAGCCTGCGTGTTTTAGCTTCAACTGTCTGCTTCAATATTTGAATAGACAATTTGTTGCCTGCTGTGCCTTCTAAATCGCTTGTTGGCGCTGCCGCGCCTGATCCTGCTGTACTTCCGTCAGCGCCTGCGTCTCCAGAATAGCTCTTAGCAATATTAAAAGGGCTAAGTGCTTCTGTACCTGCTGTGACACCATCTTTAGAATCAGCATATCTCACACGCAATGTGTGAATTTGTCCGACTGGACCTGTCATCGGTTGAACGCCAATTATTTCGTTAGCGATAACCGTAGGCATTACCCGTCTGATAACCGGAAGAATAACTTTGTTAAGAGTAGCTACATTTCCTGCTCCTGTTGCGCCCGCTCCCGCGGCCTCAGTCAGTTGCATTCGTGTATTCTCAAGTGTTGTTTCCATAACAACTTTTTTGTTACCTTCGAGTCCGTCAGTAAGGGCATCTTTTGTTGCTTGCCAGTTAGACTCAAATAGTGCGTCTGCCATTAATAATCTCCTAATTAATTATCTAGTCCGGCTAGTTTTCGCAGGTTACCAATTTCTTTATCCGCATCTGGTGTTTCATTACCGATGTGAATAGGAAATTCTTTGTTACCTGTTCTTACAGACTTTTTCGCCGGTGTAATTGTTTTACTTTCTATAAGTGATTTCTTTTCTGATTTATCAGTTTTTTGAATCACTTTTTCATTAATAACTGCCGGAAGATATTTTTGAAAGGCCTTTCCTAATTTGTCAGTCTTCACTGATTCAAGTAGGTCTTCCATAATCTCCTTTTTATCCTTAGCTAAAGGATCGAGCAGTTCACTCAGTTGTTTTTGCCGATTAGCTAAATCTTCGGCAATATTTGCTTTGCGTTCACTTTCGGCAATTTGAACTTTACTATCGGTAAGAGACTTATTATTCTCCTCGATTTGTTTTTCAAGTTCAGAAATTTTATTGCCGTATTTACGCAATTGTGTACCTTCTGCCAAATAAGATGTCATAAATTCTGCCGCGAAAGTTTCAAAAATCTTTCTACCAAAGTTATTTTCTCTGGCGGATTTGATATCATCTCTCAAGGCTGTAAGTTCGCCTTGAACAGCTGATTCAACAACTTTCTCTACTTTTTCTGCGGCTTTTTTAACAAAATCTTTCTTGGCATTTGCTATAAGTTGTTTTCCTTCTTTTACTAATTTTACCTTCTGTTCTACAACAGATTTCTTATCAGTATGAAATTCATTCAACTCTTTTGTTAGTTGTTTTATTACAAAACCTTCTAACTTTTTAAAATTGGTGCTTTGGTTGGTCCTATCCCCCCGAAGCTCTGTTATTTCCTTTTTAAGTTCTTCTAAAAGAAACTTATCTAGGACCTCGGCATGCTCTTTAATATTTTTCTTATAACCAACAGTAGCGTTTGCAAGATTTTGTCTATCTGAGACAAACTCTTCTACTTCTGTTTTTATAGAATCATTGAGCATCTTATCCATGGCTTCAATAATTTGGCCTTTGTCATTTTCATAACGTTGTCCAAATTCTTCTCGGAGTTCAGCTTTGATCTTGTCTTGCGACTCACTAACCTTCTTCTCCCATGCCTCAGATAATGCCGATTTAACATCTTCTGAAAGAACATCAGAACCTAATAATTCCTCAAAAGCATCTGCCATTTATGTTCTCCTAATTAAAGATTGCTAATAAACTTAACAACCTCTTTTTGTAAATGTTTTTGTGCCCGCTTGTCTGTCCTAACTGCTTCACCTAAATCCATTAAACTTTTACAAGATTTGTATCTCTGTACCTGTTCATATATAGGATCTGGGTACGCATCAGGCGCACTCGGTTGGGCAACAATATCAACGGTCACTATTTCAAAATCTGAAACACGACCGCCATCGTCAACATTTCCACTACCTCTGGAACTAACACCTAGTTTCGCTCCACTTTCCAATAGGGTTTTTATAATATTACCCATTGGTGTTGGTAGTATTTTTAGTTTACCTACTCCATCGGCTCCTTGCATATCCATTTCGGTTATCATATGTGATACCCGATCTAGATTAACTGTTAAGTCTTCTGGATGATCTGCTTCACCGAGGACTGAAAATCCTCCGTTTAACTTTTCTCTAAGAGACTTAACTGCTTTACCGATTTCATTTACTGGGTAAACTCTTTGGTTTTGATTTTTAACATCACCTTGAATAAAAACACCGCCCATATACAGATCTTTACCTGTCGGGCCTTCGCGAGACTCGATTAGTAACCCTGCTTGTTCATATGTAAGCGTTTCATTCAAAGTACGATGCATCTTAACCCTTTATATTATAATTATCTCACCGATAAATTAACTTCCCATCGGTGACTTTTTGTTTTTAGCATCTGACCCTTCGGTTTCTTGTGCTGAAGGTGCGGCGCTTCCGCCATCTCCATCGGCCTTACCTGGGACAGTATTAACATTTCCTGCATTATCTTCGCTTACACCACTAGTTCCGTGATTGCCTTCACCACCGTCTTTCATTTTAACGGCAGATCGTCCTCCGGAATCCATTGGGTTTGCGCCTGCTGTAGGACTTGTTTTGTTTT